CGTAGGCGGCGGTGCTGCGAACATCCAAGGGTGCCAAAGGCGAACCAGTACCGATACCGACATTGCCTTCGTGGTCAATCGTCATGCGGGTGGTTGGAAGCACATCTGAGCCAGAGTCTCTCGTCTGAAACACAAGGTTAGCATCATAGTTACTAGCGGATATTTCCTCTGCGCCGATTCGGACAGACGGATTTGCACCCGATGCCCATTGATGCATACCCAAGTACACTTTGCCGGTCACGAGACTGCTGCCGCCAGCACCAGATAAACGCAACGCTGTCCGGTCGTTAACGCCTGCTATTTCAACTTGCTCCAACGGCGAAGCAGTACCGATACCGACTTTGCCGTCGGATTTAATAACCATCCGCTCCGTGCCAGCAGTATCAAACCTTATCGTATCCTCATCAGCAGACTCCTCGACCTGAATCAACGTGTCGCCATCAGCATCCGACAAACCAAGATTCGCAGTATCAGTCGCCTGCCCCACCTCAACCCAAACACCATCATAATAAGTAAACAAATCGCCAGTATCAGACTCAAACCAAATATCCCCCACAGAAGGAGAAGAAGGAGCAGCATCCGAAGTGGTAATAGCATTATTCGTAACAGAAGCAGAAGCACCAACCTCAACCCACTGCGAAGAAGTCCCATCCGCATAATAGATAAGAGTGCGACCTGTGTCTGTTTCATACCACAAGTCTCCGTCCGAGGGAGCTAAAGGAGGGGAATCAGAGAGATCAGCGTCCCCTCCGGCGGGGAGCCTCTTTATAGCCATTACGTCGTATGCTCAACACCACTCACAACCATAGTGATTGCGTTGGAGGTGACTTGAGCGCCCTGTAGGGATTCGTCCTGTGCTAAAACTAGGGATGAGTCAATACTTATCGTTTCATTGCTTTTTACATTTAGATCCGAAAATATCTGATTCGAGGCAGCAGCTGTTCCGCCAGATGCAACGCTATAAATGTCGATTGTCGCATCTGTCCCTGTAGTGTTGCAGATTATAATATTTTTAATAATAGAATAATAGCCACTAGTGTTCGCTACCGCATATAAAGATGCAGCGACTGTGGATGGTTGCCCTCTATAAAGAACTTTTGGTGTTAACTGCGCCATCTAGGATACCCCCATCCAAACCATCACTTGCGTATCATAAGTAGACTGTGTCATATCAGTCATTGTGGTGGCATCAAGCACATGGGCGACTTTATCTCCAGTGCTGTGCGTGCCTCCTGTTGTCCCATCAAAGCCCCGGCCCGAAACTACTCCGGCAACATTTGTTGCTACCGTCATAACGTTTCCAGACCGAGACAAGACAAGAACTTTCTCTTCACTAGACACTCCGCGCCCAATAACGATAACAAAAGGAAAACTGCTGCCATCAGGGAACGAAGACCCATCAGCCACAGTTATAGATGTAGCGGAGGGCGCGATCCCTGAAGACAGGGTCGTTTCCACCGCGCTACCTACAAACTCTCTCCTTGTTAAAGACATTACGCCCTCCTATTAGTCAAGCGAAATGTCAAGATCGCCAGTGGCGATTTTAAACGTATCTCCTGCATCTACAGATTTACTAGAGCTTAGCGCTCCGTGAAAAAGTAGATTTCCAGCAGAAGCAGCATCACGAACACCAACATGCGTAACCGTAGCGGCTGGCATGGAAGTGTATGAAATGTCTGCACTGTTGGAGATGGTTCCGCTGGCGGCTGCACTAAACGAAGCAGACTGCCTCGAGTATGATCCACCAGAGACCTCAGTGCCAGAGTCGGCATCTGTAGGGCTTGACGTGTATAGCGCCAAGTAAACCGTTGTAGGGCTAGTCAGAGCAGTGTTCCGAAGAACGTGATCGAGTAGCGCATTTTCTAAATAATTACTTATTGCGGCCATTATTGCCTCCTAATTTTCTCCGTAAAAAACTTTTAGATCTTCGTCCTTACCACGCTCAAAAGAACCCGTTGCTAAAAGATTTAGCGCAATGCCCTCTGGAATACGTTTGTAAGGATGATCCAAGGTGAAGTCGTATTCGTATATACTATACGACCGGCCTTGGATCATTTTAATCAAGATCTCTCCACTATCAGACTTCTCAGGAGAAGTCTTTTTAGCCGCAGGCTTTTTAGCAGGAGTCTTTTTAACTGTCTTGTTTTCTTTTTTTTCATTGTCTCCGGCGGCCTTGATGGACTCCGAAGTTACAACTTTTTCTTCACTCATGTAGTAAAGGATACCACAGTTAGGCTTAAACACCAACACGAAAAAGGGAAGACAGTGCGAACTGCCTTCCCTTTTTTGTAACTCCTACAAACTATTAAGCAGTGCGTTGTTTAATGTTCTTCGTAATTACATATGCGTCTGGGTTCTCAATGTTAGAGGCCACCCGCATAAATTGCGTGTATTCAATGGTATCTTTCTTCGGTTGGAATTCACGGTATACCGTAATTTCACGTTGAATGCCGATGATATGGTTTTGCGGGAAGGTTAGGATTGAGTAACCGTGGTTGCCAGCGGCACCACTGTAATCTCCTGCTTCCGCTTCCGGCATGAGGGGTACCTCAGTGATCGGAATACCAAATGGACGTAAGCCAGTGTCGCCTGCGCCGCCATTGGCGCCACCTGCTCCACTAAACATATCGCCACCAATGTTTGAGTTGACTGGAGAGCCAGCAGCCCCACCAGTACCCGCTTGTTGCGAGGCAGGATCACCGAGATGGTAAATCGTGTCTTGCACCAATTGTGGGCCAGCGAAGAACCGGAGATCCGGTCGACGTTGCAAGTATTTGCTAGGCAATTTACGAAGTGCACGGTCATAGACTGCACGGGACATTGGGCTGCCACCTGCGTTGTCAAGAACATAACCGTTCGCTTTGCCAAGTTTAATAAAGCCGTCAAGTGCTTTCAACAAAGTATTTGAACTAGTGGTATCACCATTAAGCATCAAATCGTCAAGGTCGTTAGCGGTTTGGCGAGCCATCACTTGTGCGAGATGGTCTTCCAAAGAATCCCCCTCAATATTGTCCTCAAGGGACTCAGTGCTGACTTCCCAATCAAGCCGCAACTTGACCGTTGTGAGCGACACCTTCGTAAAGGTGACAGCGGCATTAGAACCAGTATCAGAGGCTTCAGTAGCCTTTGCCATCAGTCGGTTCCCAACTGAAAGTTTGTCGATCTCCATTTGATCAGAACGCATGCGCACGACACGCGAGTTCTGGAGGAGTACCGACTGGTCAACAACAAAGTCGATGAACCGGTTAGCTTGCGCTGGTTTTAAAATACCACCGCTTGCGTTCCCGACCACGCTAGTTGTAACCTCATTTGCTTTTGCAAGAATCTCTTCTTGTGTAGTCATATCATTTTCCTCCTATTTACTTACGAATCGTAGCCTAGAGATTTGATCAAATCGTTTGGAAGGTAGAAGTTACCCCAGAAAGACGTTTCCGCCTCTTTGACAACCGTTTCTTCTTCATCGACACTCTCATCGCTCTCGACACTCTTCTTAATTGCACCAGAAGATTCAATTTGCTCTATCTTAGCCGTAGCTTCTGATAGGGCGCTCTTCTGCTCTTCAACGGTAGCAAGTGCTGCATCTAGTTCCTCACGAAACTTAACAACCATACTATCGAATTCTTCAGTCTTAGACTCAACTTCAGCTTCGGCTTCGGCTTTAGCCACAACCTCTTCTGCTGCTGCTTCTTCAACTTCGACGCTCTTTTGGGCCGTCTCGATTTTGTCGTCAATGTAAGATACAATGTCCGACATAAGCTCTTCCTTCATAAGTGGGAGCTTTTCCTCAATGACAGTCCCGAACGCTTCTTTCATGGTATTAATATCCATTTCAATCTCTCCTTCGGATTCTTCAACGGAAGACTCTTCAGTCTTCCCTAAGTCATCAGATGCGGAATTGATATCGGCATCTTCTTCATTTGCAAGCCAGTTAACAAAACGACGTAAAAGAGACACCTTTTCTTCAATAGAAAAAGCATCTAAAACATCTACATCATTTGTAACCGAATTGTCATTCATGCTAAGTACATTAGCACCATTTTCATTCTTTAGCAAATCTACATCATCTGATTGATGATCTGTTCTGTCTAAAGCATAGTAAAGTTGACCGTCGTCATTTGACTTAACCAACTCAACAACAGCAGCCGGGTTCGCTGGATTATCAACTAGGCTAATTTCGCCAAGTTCATAATTCGTAATGCGACTAATCGACTTGCCTGTCTCTTCGGTAAGATCTTCGTCCGAAGACCGTTCCAAAACTCTACCACCCACTGAAAACGCAGCCAAGGTTCCGTCAAGAACCTTCTCCCAAGTGGACTGAGCGCCCTTTGAGATGTACGCAGAGATCTGCATACCCTTATACATTTTGCCATCAATCACCAAATTAACTGGTTCATAACTTACGGCCTTTCCAACAGCAACGGGAGCGTGCATTTCTCGAATATTACCTCTCCAGCCTTCAAAGGCTTTTATAGAAGCGTCAAATTCGATAATGTCTCCCGACTTGTCGATATTGTCAGCGGTAGCAACACCTGTAACAATGCGCTCTTCTCGCTTGATCATGTCAATCGGAAAAGACACATTAAATGTGTCATTGTGCATAGTATACCTCCTGTACCCTATTATACTACTATTTTAAACAGTAAAACGCAAATCACCCTGTGGTGAATGCATAAACTGTCACACCGGCAGTAACTACTTCAAATTGATCGTAGTTGCCGGGGATCTTAATGTAATTCCCGACACCGCCGGGGATTAACACTGTCATACCAATCGAATCGTTTAATTTAATAACCGCTCCAGTTGTTGCATGAGAATTGTACAGAAAAATAGCATTAGATGGAGCCCAATCGCCACCGATCTTCAACTCATTTATTCCGTCGGTGCTGTCAACTCCACTACTTGTGGACCAGACCATTGTACCTTCACTAACCCAAGACATAAGTCCCTCCTTTATTATTCATTTTGTACTTCTCCACGCTCTTTACGTTCTCCCGTGACAGACGCAGGAGTTTTCCTGCCTTCACGATCCGCACCTGCCCGCTCGGGGGTTCCAGATTGACCGTTGTCATTCCCTTCGGGAGCACCCTCAGGATTTGAACCATCTGCCTCAATCTGTGCCAACCTTACCTTTGACGGGAATGGTAAAGCTTCGTTTCCGCCAAAGCGCTGAGGCTTACCGATTGACTCTCGAACTTCATTCGGAGTGATCACCTCTGTGCGCAGGTATCTATCGTTAATACGAGATTGTAGATCGTCATCGATGAGGTCAATGGACTCAAACTTGAATACGACAGCGGAAGTAAACTCTTTAAGTATTCTATTTATTCTCTTCTCAATGATTGCTTGATCCGGCCCGACAACTTGAGTTTTAAATGTCTTATCTGCGTCACGAGACACGGCCAAGTTAGCATTGTCATAAACGCCAACCTTTGGAGCAGGAACCCTGTTCGCCACCAAGATCTCATCACGGTTTGCTTTTCTAAACTTATCAAACGAGGAGTCTTGAACTCCTGACTCTAGTTTTTCAAATCGAATATCAGAATCGCTGCCCATAGATGGAGGCAAGGGGATGATTAATGTTCCGTGATGCTTTCCTTTTACTTCTTGACGGAAGTAGTTGACAAGCTGATCTTTTGATCGCTGACTTAGTTTTGCACCTTTGAGAATGATAGCATAGCGGGGTATCGCTTTGTTTTCGAAAAAGTCAATGTTGTATTCTTTAGCAAACTTATCACCAACAATCGCTGCGGCAGCAGGAACTGCGGGAGGGACTCCATAATAAGTATTATTTGGTGTGTATGATTTAAAATGAATAATCTCATTAGGTGAATGATCGGTGTTTATCGGATCCTTCGTCTCTAAATCCTGAAAGTTTCTGAAGAAGACAGCGTTCTGTTTTGAATTATTCGATAGTTGAACAAAGCCGTCTCGGCCACGTCGAACCCGCAAAGAAGTTGCAGGGATGTGCCCGATGTAGCCAATCGTCCCTCCGTTAGTTCGGCCAACCTCTAGGTAGCCGTTGCCGACTGTAAGAAAGTCGCTCCACACCTTGATCATCGTTTCAATAAAGGTTTCGCTTTCATTGAAATCATCAAACAAAGATTCAACTTTGCGTTTCTGCCTGTCGGTTGATGACCTTATCTTATCTAGAGCGATATCGCTTCCCTGAGCTCGTTCAAGTTTGCTTTGTGTTTTTTTACTGTCGTCAAACCTGTACCCTAAAGCCACAGTGTTCATTGTTCGAGCACTGACGGCTGCGTAGTGTACAGAACTTTGCTCATATAGTTCAGCCAAAGTGTGCATGTCGTAAGGAGGAGCGACCACATCAAACAGGGCATACCCATCAATTGATTGAGGGTCGGCAAACTTGCTGCCTGCAGATTTAGACTCTGCACCCTTCTGGAGTCTCCCAACCTTGCGTCTCATTTTTAGAGACTGACCTGACAACTTAACCTTCTTAAACTTGTCGTCAGATTTGGACACAACATCGAACCCGACATAAGAAAGATCATCAATCTCGCTCATTCCGTCGTCTGCATCTTCATAAAAACTTGTAGCAACCATTATGCACCTCCCATTTTTTTAGTGGGGTCTAGGATATCTTCGTATGGATCAGGAGTTTCTCCGTCAATAAGACGTTGAGTCTGATCGTCTCGCTCGTCAGAACTTACTTTCCTTGCCCCGTTGATCCAGTGGACTTTGCCCCCTGCTCCATCTGACCAGTAGTTCGCAGCCTCAGCGACCAGCCTCTCCACTCTAGGGTCACCAACATTCCCCTCAGCGCACATAAGATTGTCGTCGGAGTCTTTGATTAAAGTGCCGTCTGGCAATTGCCAAGCACACACTCCAAACACAACGTCAGGGACAAGAAGTCCTTTATGGTCTACGTAAGTTCTACTCATTATATGATTTTACCACAAAATATGTAAAAAAGCACCTATTATTCGACATCTATGTCGTTAATAAGTACAAATTGAACAATCTTTCCGCAAAAATCAGAAACTCCGGGATAACTAACCGGAGGCACTGTGTTTTTTTGGAATTCAATACGCTCAATTTCACCTGTTTCGTGGCAAATGTAATCTCTTTCTTCTAATTTATCCATAAACTACAGTGCGCAAGTGATACAGTCGGGATCGTCAAGTCGGCAAGATTCCGGCTCTTCTTCCTCATCACTTTTGCTCGAATTCAATACCTGAACATCTCTAGACCCATCACGATAGATAGTGATACCCTTGCATCCCAAGTCGTAGGCCATCATATACAAGTCGGAAGCTTCCTTCTCGGTGTACGAAGACGGACAGTTAGTTGTCTTGCTGATTGCAGAGTCGACCCACCGCTGTGCTGCCGCCTGTACCCCTACGTGATCTTTGGGCGACAAATCATTTGCAGTTACGCAGTACTCGGGCAGAGCGTTAATGTTCAGCCCCAACTCCTCTATAACCGGCACGGTCTCAACATGAACGCCTAAACGGCTCGTCCTTGAGTATGACCAATCGAAGTAGGGCTCAATTCCTGTACTTGTTCCTAACATTGTTCCGGTCGTTCCAGTAGGAGCAACAGTGATCAAACATACGTTACGTATGCCGTGCTCTCGAACTCCAGCACGGATATCCTCGCTCATCCCCCGCATAAATCCTGACTGCAGGTACTTCTCTGCGTCAAACTTCGGGAACGCTCCCTTTTCTTTTGCCAGATCAATTGAAGCAACGTAGGCCGCTTCAGTGATCGTCTGGAATAGACTGTCGACAAATACCCTAGCATCCTCGGACCCATAACGAATACCTAGCCTTACAAGCATCTCTGCAAGGCCCATTATTCCAAGACCAACACGACGGTTGGATCGATGACTTTCTGCGATTTCAGTGAAATGATACACATTCTCGTCTATGACGTTATCTAACATTCTTGTCGCTGTAGCGACCACTTCTCTCATCTTGTTCCACAAGACATCACCTTCAGAGTCCACAAATTTCGCGAGGTTGAGGGCTCCAAGGGTACATACACCGAAAGCCTCAAGAGGCTGCTCTCCGCACGGATTCGTCGCTACAAGCCTAGAGAAGTACCAAGAGTTACTCATCTTATTCGAGCGGTCAATAAAATGCAGGCCGGGTTCGGCGGACGCCCAAGAAGACGAGATGATAGCGTCCCATATCTCAGAGGCTTTTACTGTCGCATAGGTGTCAACTTTTTTGCCGATCCCAACCCATTTAGCAATATCCCCGTCCCAAAACACATTGTATTCCTGATCAGTTGTGTCTGGGAACACAAGGTTCCAGTCCTTATCATTTTTCAAAGCGTCCATAAAGTCGTCAGTAATGCACACGCTCATGTTTGAATTCTCAAACTCTCCATCCTCGTGCTTTGCAGTTATGAACTCCATAATGTCTGGGTGCCAAACATCAAGCATCAGCATCGTAGCTCCTCGGCGAGACCCTCCTTGTTCAATCAACCCCGTGGAGAGGTTGTACATCTTACCCCAAGAAACCGCTCCACTAGAGGTCCCGTTCACGCCGACGACCTTTGAGTACCTTGGACGAAGACTTGAGAGGTTAACTCCTACGCCTCCTCCTCGAGAATGAGTCTCGGCCATCTGTTTCACGCTATCAAAAATACCACCCCTTGAATCGTCTGGGGATGGCAGAACGAAACAGTTTTGCAAAGTTAGACTTTTCTGACCGGCGCCTGAGAGGATCCGACCTCCCGGCACGAAATAGTCAAACAGTATCCCCTCAAAGTCTCCAGCGATCTTTGCTCGCATATGAGAACTCTCGCTCTCTGCCAGAGCGCACGATACACGACGGGATACCTCCTCGGGGGTAGTTTCGAGTGGCTTTGATACGAGATCCCAATGGACCTCAACCTCAGTGCCGTCGTCAAGACGGACTCCTGCAGTCTTGCTTTCTCCGTCAACAGAGATGATAAATCCTATCTCTTTTTGCGGCCACTTAATATCTTTATTGATGATCGCCAAAACCAAGTCCCCATACGACAGGTCTCCTTTTTCACCCTTGAGTGTATACCTGTCTAAGAATATTTTATAGCCCTGTACTTCGTTGCCTTTGAAAAGACTTGGATACGTTATTTTAAAATCGCAATCCTTTTTGTCTAAATTCTCTGTCTTCTCAATGTCAACGTCTGTACTTATGGCCATGATTCCCTCCTACGGGTCGGTCCTCTTGAATAGGATAGTGTTCTAATATACCATACGGACAGCTCAAGAGCCACCACGAGAAATTGACAATTTTAACTTTTCTCTATGGAGTCGATTAGAACCACGAGCCTATCGGCGATGTTGCCCCAATCCTCACTTGCTCGTAAAATTTTTGCAGATTTAAAAGCGCGCACCTTGTGTTCGTGGTAATTTTCGTAAACATCTCTAAGAATTTCAGGGAGAGACTCATAGTCAGGAACAATCCAGTCGCCAAGATTTTCGTCATACAAAAGGGACCCGTCAGGAAGAACAGGGGCGGCTGGCTCCCAAAGATGCGGCCACTCAATAGTGTGTTCCTTGTACTGGCTGCATCCAGTCAGGTGTGTCGCTATTGAAGGCATCCCTGTAGAGAGCGCCTGAAAAGGGATCAACCCAAACCCCTCTCCATTGCTTGGATAAATTAGGACATGTGACTTATAGAACAGTTCTCTGTAGGTATGTTCTGGAAGGAAGTTACTTACATAAAGAACCTGATCGCTATTAACCTCAACATCTAGAGGTCTAGTCGTCTTAACGACAAGCTTTACATTTTTATCAAATCCTGAGGACAGGAACGCCTCAACAGTCTTGTAGACAGTCTCGAGGAACAAGTCTCCGCCGTTATCAAGCAAGAAGGTAAAGTTACCGTTAACCTCTCTACTGATCAAATCTAAATCTCTGGAAAGACCATGAGGAAGAACTTCAATATCTCTTAATACTCCATTTTTTATATAAACATCTTTTACAAAGTCTGAAGTAGCCCAAACATAATCACAACGGTTTAAGTTGTCTACTTTACGCTCAGGAAGCTTAGTAAACTCCCAAGGGGCATACCCTATATTACATTTATTTCTATATTGAAAGTATTCTGGTGGGCAGAAGTTTACATGGTATTTAGGAGTCTCATTGTTGTACAGTACTGGTATCTCAAGTCCGTTTAGAGCTTTGATTAAACCAAGGGCAGCATCAGAGAAACCACCACTCTGCCAAACGGCTCCACTAGAATCTCTAATAGGCGGGGTAAACCAACTTAATCCATCTTCTCTCAGAAACTCAAGTGTAGAAGTGTTTGGTAAGTCACTCTCTCCAGACAAAGCACTCAACGCCTTTCTGTATAAGGCTTGCTGCGTCTTCTTTTGAAATTTCACAAACAATCGGTTCATTGGTCATTGAGCAGCGAGATGCCGCCATGAAGTAATCGTCGAGCTTAGTTATCGAGATTTGCCAAGGATGAATGCATACTGTCTTCACTTGATTGTCATTTTCAATGATCGCTATGATTTCCATCTACCCATCATACCACGTTTCCCTCCCTTAGCATACTTAGAGAACTAAGTAAATAGTGAATATGGTATATCCCAGCATGCTAGCGTACTGGTCTGCTCGGCATGCAGAGACTAGAGTACCACATAAATCCCGATCTCCGTGTACAATCGGGAAAAATAAAAAAAACCTCTTTCGACACCAAAAACCTCTTCGGATGTGGTATGCTCTAAACATGATAGAACTGTTGGAATCCAAAGTGTTAAATTCTGGAAGTGTCGAACTGAGAGACAGCATGGCTGATGACCTTAGCGTAGTGAATGCTGCTCGCGTGTCCTTCTCAGAACACAAGGATGTGCTAGACGAGGCGGATGAAAAACTCATAAATTTCCTTATGAGAGAGAGGCACGGAACTCCGTTTGAGCATTCAGTCTTTAAGTTCTACATTAAGTGCCCGATCTTCGTTGCTCGGGAATGGATGAGGCATCGCATATCGTCTTTTAATGAGATGAGTATGCGGTATTATGTGCCTGAAGAATTGTTCTTCTATACACCAAAAGAGGAAGATATCCGCAGGCAAGTGGGGAAGCCCGGACATTATGAGTTCAAAGACTTAAACGATAATATAAAAGATAGTGTACTTGCAGAGATGACTGCGACATATGATGCTGCTTATGAGTCGTATCAAAACCTTTTAGATATGGGCCTCGCAAAAGAGGTCGCTAGGTCGGTCCTTCCTGTGGGTCAATTCACAGAGTTTATATGGACAGTCAATGCCCGGTCTCTTATGAATTTTATTTCTTTACGAAATGATAGCAACGCTCAGAAAGAAATCAGGGAATTCGCTAAGGAAGTGGAGAAGATGTTTGGTATGATGATGCCAGTGACATACGAATGTTTCGTATCCAATGGACGGAGGTCCCCATGAGTAACATTGCGGCTTGGTTCGCTTATATTGTATCGATTGCCATAATGAGTCTGCCTCTATGGGTAGCTCTTGAAGTCTCCAACGTCGATGTGCCGTTTCTGGTCATTGCGGCTGTATTATTCACACACCACATCTCCTCGTCGTTTCTCAGGTCAGCATACAAGAGTGCTGAGCGTGGCAAGAGGGCACTTAGAGATTTAGATCTCAGTAGATGGAGTTAACCTTCAAGTAGACATTTGCCAGTGGCGGTGTCCGTTAGATGTATCGACTATCCACCAGATAGCGCCTTATGTGATACAATGTGACAAGGTCGGTATGATCGAGTTCCTATGTCCAGAGATGAAGGAGTAACTATTCATGAGAGTAATCCCAGTTGAGGGCTTAGACCTTCAAGACCTAGACACGCTTGCGGCAGTAGTCAGGCTCGTTCCTTTTGAGGGCGAATACATACCACACTTTGCAATCATGTCCACCGATGACGGTGAGGACGAGGTCGATACAGGCACATTGGCCGAACTGGTAGCCTTACAAGATGGGTTGTACAGTGCCGCAAACAAGATTGACGACATGTTGAGGTTTTTTCTTAAGAAGGTACGAGACGGCAAGCTTGAAGAATTTAGAGAAATCGCAAAGCGAACAGAAGAGTTTGAAGCATTAATGCTCGAGGATGATGTCTTCAATGACAATTGTGACGAGGACGAAGACTGGGATTAGAATGTTGACTGAAGAAGACTGCGCTGTAGTTAATGAGATCGGAAGCACTGATGCTTTTGGTAACTCATATATATTTGGGAGGCTCATAGATAAATTCCCTTATCCATCAAAGAGCTGCCCGTATTGCGAGCGTAAACTTGTAATAGTAAATGCGGTGCACCTGATAGGAGACGAGCTTCACTACAAGGCTGTATATATAGATGGAAACATCAACTGTCCCGTGTATGATAAAGGTGCAAAAGTATGCTATGCAAAGATATACTACTCATCGGATTATGCTTTTGAAAACTTTCACAATGTAAAGTTTCCAGTAAAAAGATGGGGACAAGAAAACCTTTACACTTATTACAAGTAATGGTATAGTTGTATTAGCGGGGCAGGGTGCGTTAGCGTCCAATCAAAAAAACTCAAAGAGGTACTTATGGACGTCGTTAATATTTTCGGATTGCTGGCCGTGGTTGTCGCCAACATAGCAGCGGTCTCGATATCATTTATAAGAAATAAAAATGTAAATGCTAGAAACATAGGAATAAGTAACGGTCGAGGAACGTTAATCGTTCAGATTGCCAGAATGCAAGACGACATCTTGGAAATACGAGAAGACGTTGCAGAACTTAAAGGTACAGTGAGTTCTGTAGTTCGCAGAACAGATGGTTGATTTTTTAACCTTATCAGTGTATAATTAGAAGGAACCCTCGGCATCGATGTGGCATTTTTGAAAGATATGTCTCAGAACGGTAGTCGGGGGTTCCTTTTTATATGGAGTTCAAATGAAGATATTCTGTAATACACCGGGTTCAGACACGTCTGAAGGGTACGGGTACGCATTGCACATGCTCAGATCTGAGTTCAAAAAAGAAGGTATCGTTATCGATACATTGAAAGACATTGAAACAGGTAATTGCGCAGAGGTCCCCCCAAACATTGGTTACGAAGAGGTCCCCAGCATAACGATAGGGGGTTCTTACGACATTGTCATAAACAATTGCCTACCAGTTACGTACATCAAGTCAGACGCATACAATATTGGATTTACATATTGGGAGAGTTCTAAGGTTCCAGACTACTGGGTAGAACCTATGCGTCAAAGTGACGAGATTTGGACGACTTCAGAGTGGTGCAAGAGTGTTTTTGAGGATCAAGGTCTAAACAGTAACATCAGGGGCTTCGATTTAGGCATCGACACCAGCACATACCGTATCGGAGAAGCCTCCCCCAGTGGAGAGACCTTCAAATTCCTCCATGTAGGGTCGCCCTCTACGAGAAAGAATGTTCAGATGGTGATTGACGTATTTTTAGACTTATTCGATGGAGATCCAAAATACGAACTCATAATAAAGGCAAAAGGCTATACCGAAGGTCGGATAATGAAAGGAGGGGTTATAATTGGAGCTCCAAGTACCCATCCTCAAATAACAGTAATCACTGATATAGTCGAAGAGCACGAATTAGCAAGCCTGTATCGTAGCGTACACTGTATGGTATATCCAACCTCTGGAGAAGGATGGGGGCTTATTCCTTTCTCCTCAATGGCCTCGGGAACACCTACCATATGTACCAATGCGACATCATGCACAGAGTTCGCAAGTCTCGGCCTCCCCTTGAATTACAGCACCGTCCCTGCCGATCCGGGAGCAGAAACTATTTATTCGGGCTCGGAATGGGCTTCTCCAGATTACAGGCACTTATTGACGTTGATGCATCTTGTCGTTGACGATTACAAGGCTCAAAAAGAACGTGCAGTAAAGAATGCAGCCGTTATCCATAAGAAGTACTCTTGGAATAAGGTTGCTTCTAAATATATAGACCGTTTATGTCGTATAGAGCAGTCTATTATTTAGATATTTTTGGCGTAAGTGTCTCCAAAATTTTTGTAAGTGTTTTGTAAGTGTCTCAAAATGCTTTTTGAAGCGTTTTGGCCTATTAGTTGACGTCCGTTTGCCCGTTTTTGGAGTGTAACGGGCATCCCGAATGGCAGCAGTCGTCTTCTTTGTCGCAATCTTCGGGTGGGCAGCTCTCGAAGTCGCATGAGGTCTCGCCGGTGATCTCACATGGGCCCTCGTCGTGGCTCTTGGGGGCGGGAGAAGGCTTAGAAACGGACTCACCGGTGGTCTTGAAGGAGAAGTCTCCGCAATGGAGGCCCATCATGAGCTCGGAGAGTGAAGTCTCGGAAAGAGGTGGTCCGGCGTTCCGCATCGAGGGATGCCGTAACATAGACCGCTCTAGGGCAGTATAATCGCCCTCACCATACACATTCAATCTATCATCCATCGACATGTCCTCCATATAGGACATTATAGCATACTGATCGCTGAAAGGAATTAGAAACCCCGAAAATTAGTTAAATTAGTTAAATTATTATATGATTAGATCAGTAGATGATGATTTGAATATATTTATGAAAACTATGAGATGTATTTCTTTATGCATTTATCTATGTATAAGTATACAGTTAGTGTTGTATATTATTTAGACCCGCAGATGTTTACGTGGCATACGTCCCTCTACGAGAAAACTAGAGAATAATATGAAACATAGAGATCTAGCCTTCTCCTAGACACGTACGAGCAGATAAAAAACAACCACAGAATGCTCTCAGCGACACACAGCGCTCTGTAGAGACGTCCAGCTCCAAAATACGCATACGGAGATGCGAAAACAGAAACCAGCCAAAATCTCAATCCAATTCAAGCAAAAAATTGAGTACTTTTACAGGATGACCTGTGCTTACTGGGCGCTCGATGCGGGCGCGAAAAGTCCCCGCCTCAACCTCGCGGCCGCGGCGGGGACTCTCGCCGGATTACTGCCGACGCTTGTAGCCGGTAACTAGCAGCGCCTTTGGTCGTGCGTTATTGGGGACTGCTTGAACTTTGACCTCAACGCCGGCGGGCAACTCAAGGCCGGCCAACGCTTTGGCGATCCCTTGCGCCAGATTGGATCGGCCATTGTTGAGGGCTTTGAACTGTCCCGCTTTGGTCGGCGTGTAGGTCGCAATTTCTGCGAGGTCGTTCACCGTCACGGTGACGGTGGTCGCTAATGGTGTCGTCTTAATGCTTATTGGACGAAAATCCGCAGGGACGGTGACGATTGATCCCGCCGTGATCCCTGCCAAACATTTAGCCAACAATTCAACCCTTGCGGAGTTCGCAGAGTCGGCCTTAGGAAAAGCGACGGCCAAAGCGCGGCGAACCTGCGCTTTGGATGGATTGGTAACTACTCTCATGTGATTCTCTTTTCTGATGGCGGGAAATTTTCCCTTGCCGTCAAGGCCAGCGTACACCAAATACACGCGGTGGCGCAAATTGAGGGCGACAATTCCCGCATCATGGGAATTGGACTAGGGCGTTAAATTGGGCGGTATTCCCAATAACGCACCACTAACGGGAATAGCTGAGAGTGACCAGCTGAACGCTCAGAGTGAACCGAACATATGTTCGACGAACGTACGTTCGGCTGGGGTTCCGCCCCCAGACGACAAAAAGAGTGGAGGTCTGAAGTTTTGTAAATTTGGAATGGACATTATTGGGACGTGGCAAACGTACCTAGCAAATCGGCG